AAGAGTACCTTTACTGCTTTCTTAACTAAGTCGGAAGCGTGGTGGTCACCTATAGAAATATAGGCTGCTCCACGGTCTCCTGTGAACACCTGTTTCCCTTGTTCTTCGTATACGGCAATATCTGTAGTACCGATGTAATGCCGCTGTTTCTCAGGGAGCTGAGCTGTAGCTACTTTATCAGGCCCTATTACTTCGGTAGCGTCCTTATCTGCCATTACTCGTCATCCTCATCCTCTTCGTCTATACTGGGCTGGTCTTCATCGTCTGCATCCATTTCCTCGGCCTCGGCGTCGAGAGCTTGGTTGGCAGTTTCGTATTGGTCAGCTTCACTACCGGCCCCGTCGTCTTCTTCCTGGCCCTCTTCTGGTTGCATACCTTCTTGCTGGGCCATCATTGCGTCCTGTTGTTCTTTCTGCTGAATCTGTTGTTCTAATGCCATAGCTTGCTGCTCTCCTTGAATCATTGCGGTAGAGACTGCCTCACCGTCAATAACGAATTCCACATCCTCCAGCGGCACATTAGGCTCACGGAGACGTACGCTAAAGCCCATCTGGTTAAGCTGGTTCGCAATAGCTACTCGTTGCTGTGCAAAGCTAATCTTCGTAGCTTCTGCTTTCTCCTCAGGAGACGGCAGCTCAAGCGTCCAGTCAGTGATTCCAAAGGCTTCTAGAAGCGATGGGATAATCTTATCACCAATTAATCGCTGGTCGCCTTCGACCACACGGCTCATAACTACTAACTGTTGAGTCTGAGTGGATAGACCACCGAAGGCCTCAGGAGCGCCCTGCCATGCCGGTGTAACACCCCACATAGCTGAGACACGTTCCCTAATCTCGTCACGTACTGGCAGGTAATCCATCTCTTGAAGAGTGTGGAAGAGCCGTACCATATCTACCTTGCCACGATTGGTCTTTGAGGAGACAGCAACCATAGGAATAAAGTTCGGGTCTGCTCTAGTCTGTGCCGCGATACTGGCTCGTTCACGACGCAGGCTTTCCGGGTCATCAGTAAAGACCATCATCATACTGGCTGGCATCTTTCGCTCATAGAAGTAGCGGTAGAGGTTCTTGTCCATTCCAATAAGCGTAAGGGCTTTCTCGAAAACCGTAAGAATGGGAGACCATCCGTAGGTTTCAGAGGGAGCAAACTTAGAAGCGTGAATAATCTCGCTGTCAAACATATAAATGTGACGGTTCCTATGATAGTACTTATACATAACAGGCTGCATCTGTAGGTCACAGGTCTCAGTCTGGCACGTATTCATAGTCTCCAGAATCTCATCCCTGTGGATAGGACACATGAAGTGGGAGTTTTTTGGTAGCCCCGCAATGTCAAGGTCGAACTCAACCAAGGCTGGGTTCAAGCGACGAACCTCTTGCACCTTCGAACGTACTATGCCATCTTCTCCTACATGGTATTCTTTCGCCAAGTAAAGAAAAGCGTCGTCTAATGCATTCAAGTCGAAATGGAACTGACGCAATACTTCTTCCAGACTCTGGTCGAAGATGTTACAGTCTTTCATGAAGTCTATAAATCTATCGCGCTGTTTCGGGTCAGCATCACCCTTCTTCGGAACCCACTGTAGACCTCTACGGAAAACCTCAGAGGTGATATGGTTCAGGGGGCCTCTAATTTCCTCGACCGACATAGCAATAGTTTGAATGTCCTGTACGAGTTGCTGACGGTAGGCCATCTGATGGCGAACCCATGTATTGACAACGTGGTCTAGCCCAATAGTAGGCGCTTGACCAGTGTCTCCAGTAGCTTTCATCAGCTGAAACATCCCTATTTGGGCGTTTAAATCAGTCAGTTGGGATGCTAGGGCTGTAGTTGCGGGCACATATTCTGATAGCTTCATATTTACATCCTACCTTGAGAGATTATCTATGTCTGCGGATAAGGTAAGACGAAGGAGAGTATCCATTGCACGTTCCTTCAACAAGAAGGACTCTGACTTACCCGCTTTCTCTTTAACTTTAGAGAAGTCCTCTTTATATTCTACTGCGGAGGCCTCTAGTTTTTTGATTTCAGCGTTAGCATAGTTCAAAGCTTCCGACGCTTCTAACAGCTCTTCTTCAAGAGCGCTGGTGTCACCGCTTCCGTTATTGGAAATCGCCCCTGTACGCCCCGCTTCTTTTACTAATGCGATGAAAGCCCCCTCTGTGAGAACTTGCACTGCCGCACTATCGTCAGGGACATCGTCATCAGGGCCTAACGTAGCCAGTTCTGCGTTCCACAAATCTAAGATGCGCCACGTACGTGTAGCGTCATCTCGTGTTGCTGCATATTGGTTATCACCATTCTTTAAATATTGTCCTACCATTCTATACCTCCTTTACTTACCACTCTTATCTTTATGAAGGCTTGGGGGAATGTTACTCCCCCCAAGCAGTGTGTTACGCGATGTGACAGGCACTCCATCCACACGCCTTACAGGTCTGACAGCCCGACTCCTCCACTAGGATAGGGGAATCACAACACGTAATAAGCTCTTCTTTTTCCCGTGTCCCTGTTTGGAGGACTTCCTTCTCTCGGCTACCGGCCCGGTAAACTGTGATGCCTTTGCACCTGTGCCTCCATGCTAACATGTAAGCCTCCCTAACATCGTTAATGCTAGCGTGATTAGGGAAGTTAATCGTCTTAGAGATACCTGAATCACAGTACTCTTGGAACGCCGCCTGCATAAGGACATGGTCAGAAGCCTCAATATCCATTGCAGTAACGAATACAGACTTCACCCACTCAGGTACATCCGACCGGCTACCCAGCACGCCGCCCTGAGCAAGATGATTCATCAAATCCTCCGAGTAGAATCCTTCTTCATGAGCCACCGCTTCGAAATACTTGTTCGTATAGAACAAAGTCTTCCCATCAAGGATGTTGCTCTTCGTCCAGACGAGCGCAAAGGTAGGCTCAATACCACTAGACGTATCTGCAATCATAGAGATAGTTCCTGTGGGGGCTACCGTAAGACGGCACGAGTTCCTGTAGGCCTCATCATTTAAGGCTGCTGGGTACCTACCACGCTCTACACCAAGAATTAAGGATTCGTCGTCAGCCCAGACCTGAATCTCCTTCATAATCTTAGCCCCTAGTTGACGAGCCTGTGCAGTATTATAAGGGATGCGTAGCTGATATAGAAGGTCGGCAAAGCCCATAAGACCCAAACCAATCTTTCGAGTGGCTTTTGTCTGAGTCTCAATATCGTTTGTCGCGTATACATTAGCATCAATAACGTTATCCAGGAACCGCGTCGCTAAACGAGTAGCCTTCTCCAGGGCATCCCACTTGACATTCCCGTGTGCAAAGACACTAGGTGCCTCTACATCAACAAAGTTAGCCAGATTTAATGACCCTAGATTACAACTTTCGTTTCCTAGTAGAGGCTGCTCACCACAAGGGTTCGTAGCAATGATAGGGCCATAGGTAGCTTCAACGGCGTTGTCCTCGTTAATCCTATCGAGGAACACCATGCCCGGTTCGCCATTCTCCCAAGCTCCTTTTACCATACACTCGAAAACATAAGCAGCATTGATAGTATCTGCAACTTGCCCATTATGAGGATGTATAAGATTGTAGTCAGCCTTAGCTGCTACCTTCTCCATGAAGTTAGAGTCTACGCCAACCGAGATATTAAAATTATGAATGTCTCCTTCTTTAGCTTTACACGAGATAAACTCAAGAATATCTGGATGATACACTGACATAATAGCCATGTTAGCTCCGTCGCGCTTACCTCCTTGAGTAATCATAGATGATACACGAGACAGGGTCTTAAGGACTTCAATGGGGCCGCACGCAATACCATGAGTAGTTGTTATATTAGTCCCCCGTGCTCGAAGCTTAGACAACGCAAAACCCGTACCGCCTCCAAACTTCTGCACCATCGCAGCGTCTGTAGCCGCTTTCATGATACCTTCCATTGAATCTTCTAATGGCAATACGAAGCAAGCCGAGAGGGTTCCCTCTGGCGTACCAGCGTTCATTAGAGTAGGTGAATTGGGCAAGAACTTAAACTCAGACATGAGATTATAGAACTCATTACTACGTAAGGCGACTTCAACCGGAAGGGCTCCATATTGTTTATCAGGCTGGGACACGGCATCAGCTACTCGTCTAAGCAGTTGAGGGGTATTCTCAATCACTTTATTATCCTTATCGCGAAGGAAGTACCTATGCGTTAAAACAATCTCGGCCTGCTCTGACAAGGCCGCTACAGAGTCTTCCGTCGTCTCGTGAGCGCTGACTAAATTTACCATACAATACCCCCC